GCACAGTAGGACTGGCACTTGATTCGGCGGGAGTTAACAACTACGACGATCAGACGTGTAAGTTCATGGCTGAAGGCATTCTTCGTGTTGCTCATGGTGCTTATGTTGAACGAGTAGACAAGATCAAGAAATTGGCTAATCGTACCGAACTTTCTGAATCAGATGACAATTATCTTGATTTCCAGAAAATCGTTACTGACTTTTTCCCATCGTTGGATGAGTCAACTCAACTTGAAATGAAGATGTTTGAAGATTTGTACAATGCGGCTGTTGATATTCGTCGTATTGCTTTGGAATCTGAAAACGATGTTGTTCGTAATGAAGCATCTGAATTCATTGTAGAGCTTGAACAAATTCTTAAGGGTCGTCTTGTACCAAATCTAGAGTTGGCTGCTGATGTAGCAGATTGGCTTGAAGAGTTGGCTGAAGGTAATTTGCCAGGAGCAAGTGATAGTTGGGATGTTGTAAAGACTCCACACAAGACTACTACTGGAGATCACCCACAAATGGCTAAGAACGCTAAGGTTCCTGGTATTGCAAGTCAATATCCCGGTGATTGGGGCGATGAGGCACCAATGATTGGGCAAGACAGTAATGCTTGGAATCACGGTGACGAGGCAAGGAATCGCAGTTGGGGGAATTCAGGTGGCAAGGAAACTTGGCCAACATTGAGTAACCCACACGTTCCAGCACCATTTGGTGATTACAAGATGAAGGGTGAAAAGTCTGTTGTTGATGACGATGACGCATTCGCAACTTGGGGAGATGGCGATACATGGCCAAACCTCCAGAACCCATACATTCCAAAGGCTGTAATGCCGAAACAAAGTGTTGAACCTAATAATTCTGTCGAATAAGGAGCTAGAGCATGGATCAATTATATGTTGATTGTGTTGGTTATGCTTTACTCAAAGTAAACGAGTCCGTCAATGGCGTGACTCGTTTTACTGGAAAGTTTCAAGAAGCTAATCAGGTAAACAAAAATAAGAGAATGTATCCATTTGACGTTTTATCGTCAAATGTTGACAAACTTATAGAAACAGTTAAAGAACGTGGAATGTTTGGTGAACTTGATCACCCGACAGATAGTATTGTGCATTTGGCAAATGCTTCTCACTTAATTACTAAGTTATGGTGGGAAGGAAATGTTCTTATGGGTGAAGGTGAAGTTTTAAATACACCATCTGGTAAGGTTCTCAAGAGTTTAATTGATGGCGGGGTTCGCGTCGGAATTAGCAGTCGTGGTGTCGGAAATGGACAAGTTAATAACGAGGGAGTCCTTGTTATTGGTGAAAGCTATAAATTAATTACTTTTGATGCAGTAGCTGATCCAAGCACTTTTTCAGCCTTCCAACACAAAATGACTACGCCAAGCAAGAAGGAATCTTATGTTCCATCTGCGGCAAATCTTGGGAAAAATGAATCAAGAAGCAAAGTCAATCCGAAAGCGTTGATTGGATATTTCGGTCAAGTTCTTCAACAAAGAATTGATGAAGCGAAAAGAAAGATATAAAGTCTCGGTGACTGTGTATCGATGGTGCGCAAAATTGAATGCACCTGCATATATATCGTAAGCACAAAATTGGCTATACGTAGGGAACAATAACCCTGAAGTTAGGGAGTGATTATGAAAACGAGTCAAGAGCAGATTTTGAAAGCACTTTCGGGGTTAATTCCCGAGGACGCACAGAACGATGTTAGCACAGCAATTTCAAGTTTCCTTGAGAACGCAGTAGCTGAACTCGAATCTGAGTATGAAACCAATCTTAAAGAGGGTTTCGCACAGCACCAACAGGATTTAAAAGAAGCTAAAAAGATTGCCGAAGCAGGGTACGCCCAAGCTTGGGATGTTATCGAAGACCTTCGCGGTCGTCTTGAAGTCCAAAAAGAAGAATTTGAGGAAGCACTTGAGGAAGGCTATGAAGAAGCCTATCAAATGCTCACAGAAGAACGAGCTAAGAACGATACACTCGAAGTCGATCTATACGAAGAATATGATCGTAGATTTACTGATGTCAAAGAATACTTGGTTGATAAGCTTGATCAATTCTTGCAATTGCAAGGTGGCAAGTATTATGACATGGCAAAACGCGATGTGATCAATGATCCAGCCGTTGCCGAACACAGAGTAGCTTTTGACAAGATTATCGAAACAGTATCCGCTTACATTTCGGATGAAGATCACGCCTTTGCTACAAGTAGCAAAGTAGATGGTCTAGCCAAACAACTCGATGAGACAAAGGGTCAGTTGAAGATTCTTGAAGGCAAGAACATGCGTTTGTCTATGGAGAACACCAAACTTAATGAGTCTGTACGACACACTCAGGAAGTTATTAATGAATCAGTCGCCAGAGGCGATAGGAAAGCAAGACTAGAAAAAGCACGAAAAGCAGAGGGACGGGGCGAGTCGAATACAGACCGACAGCGTCGCAAGGAGGTTCTCCTTGGCGAACACACTGGGGAACCCGTTGCAGAACATAAATCCGCAAATGACGGCTCGGAGCGGTTTGCGGAACAAGTTGGCGATGAAGTCTTTGCAGACTGGAAACACCTGTCAGGTTTAAACCGTCAGGAAGAAGTCTAAGACTGAATCAAAATTTATCGATAACACTAAAGGAAGACATTTAAATGCAAATGACATTGAATAGCAAGTACCTTAACGAAGCAACGAAGCTGGAAGGCCGTTGGTCTAAGTGGGGTTTGCTTGAGGGTCTTAAGACTAAGTGGGATCGCCAGACCGCCAGCGTTCTGCTCGAAAACCAGCGTTTGATTAACGAGCAAAGCACTGACACAGGCGATATCGCACAGTTCAAGCGTATTTCTATACCGCTTGTCCGCCGTATCTATCCACAGCTAATTGCTAACAAGATTGTTAGCGTTCAGCCACTACTCGGCCCAACGGGTCTAGTTTATTATCTCCGCTTCCGCTACAGCAGCAACAAGGGTGCCACACGTGGTCAAACCCAACCAGGATTCCCTGGTGATGATGCACTGTCGTTGCAGCAACTCGCTTCCGGTGACGGAAACGTCGACATCTGGTATACACACCAGTTCATCTCTGGCGAAAACCAGACGAACGCAGGTGCATATGCCTCTGGCGGTAGCTTCTTCACAGAATACCAACTCGAACACACACCAGTTCTTGCTGGAACGATGACGGGACAAGTATATGACGGCGGCGTATTGATTTACACCTTCGTTGTATCACAGACAGGAACATTCACCTTCACAGCCGTAGGCGCACCAGCACCAACAGTCAGTGGAGCAACAATGAACCTTGTCACAGGTGTGGTCAAGTTGACATGGTCAGCCGATCCAGGCACAAACAACGTTGTGTTCAATTATGAGTACAACATGGAAGGACAAGGCGATCTCCCTGAAATCAACCTCGTTGTTGAGTCAGAAGATATCGTTGCAATCACTCGTAAGTTGAAAGCCGTCTGGACGTACGAAGCACAACAAGACCTCCGCTCACAGCACAACCTCGACGCAGAAGCCGAGTTGACCGCTGTTCTAGCACAGGAAATCAATCTTGAGATTGACCGAGAAGTTATAACTGACCTTCGTAACAATGCAGGCACAATTGCAGCATGGGACTTCAATACCGCCCTTGGTGATACCATCAAGGAAAAGTACGAAAGTCTTTATGTTAAGTTGGTTGAAATCAGCAACGTCATTCACCGAAAGACTTTGCGTGGTGGTGCTAACTGGATTGTATGTTCACCAGAAGTTGCTTCAATCTTTGAGACGGCAACAGCCGGTTTCGCACCAACAATGTCTGATACTTTCACAAGTAGCCTAGGCATCCAGTATGTAGGTACTGTTAATAGCAAGTGGAGATTGTATAAAGACCCACTGTTCCCAACAGGACAAATTTTGCTCGGATACAAGGGCGACAGTTACATGGACTCAGGTTATTTCTATTGTCCATACGTACCTTTGACCCAGACCCCAACAGTTCTCGATCCAGATTCGTTCACACCTCGCAAGGGTTTGATTACGCGATATGGAAAAAAGTTATTGCGTGAAGGGGCTAAATTCTACGGACGCATGTCGATTGCGAACTTCGTAATCTGACGTAAAGTCCTTGCAAATAAGGACTTACAAAGACCCCGAGGCATATGCCTCGGGGTCTTGTTTTTCGACTATAATTATTCATCCATAGAATTTTTAGCAAAAAGGTATTTGCGTTGGGAGAAAAATAATTGACATACTAGGTTAATTATGATACATTTGTATCTTCCAATTAACAGGAGCAACTTATGAACATTGAAGAATTTACTGTCAAATACAAAGCCAATAAAGATATCGATATAATTGAAATTCAGTGCGACCATCCAGAATGCAAAAATCCAAATAAGTCAATAAAGAAAGTTTCTGCCAAAAGAAACATTATGAAAAAAGGACAATTTGTTTGTAGAGAATGTTTTATGACTCACGAAAATCCATTGTTTGTAAAAAATGAAGTGAAACGACAAACGAATGAAATTATAAACGTTATATGTCCAGAATGTAAATCTAGTCGAGAGATGAAACAAAATTGTTATTTTGGCAAAATGGAAAAACCATATGAACAAGTATGTAAATCTTGCGCTCAAAAGGGTAAGGAGATTTCTGAAGAACAACGAGATAAAATTAGCCAATCGCTTACAGGACGTGAATTAACTCAAGATCACAGAGACAATATATCTAAATATTGGAAAGAGCATCCAGATTGTATTAGTAGAGAAAATTTGATTCCTGGCATTGGCGGAGGATGGAATTCCGGACTGAAGACTCCTCAAGAAGTACGAGACAAACAATCCAAATCAAATCTTGGTATTAAAAAGACTGAAGAGCATTG